ATTAGAAGGTCTAATGATTTCATAAAACTTAGCGACAACAAGTTCGCCAGAGTTATCTGCATCATCTGTTTCAAAGTCCACAGTCACACTTTTTATTTCCCTGATATCTGCCAGTGATGTAATTAAATCAACACTTTTTAAGTCTTTATTGTATTCCCAGTTATTGAGATTGTAGAATGAGTTCACTCTTCTTTGAATTCTTTCATCAAATTCATCCTTGAACTTTTTGTAAAACTTATCCATAATCACATCGATAGACGTGTCTACTTCAATGACCACTCCATCTTTAATGCAAAGATAATCTGTGATCATTTTCTTAGTATCAAACATTTCCTGAAGAGCTACTTTCAATTGATCATTGGCTTCTATGAGATTGGTTTCGCCATCTCTGGCCAAAACATACAAATCGACAATGTTTGCTGCACATCCATAGTTTCTGAGAATCGCTGTCGATTTTCCAATTTGACCATTGAATTCAGTTGCAAACTGATCAGCAAGGGTTTTGTAATCTTCTCCAGCTACAGCTCTATCTTGTGTTCTTAAATACTGAGGTAATTTTCTTCTGATGTCATCTATTGTATCGCCAGCATATCCAAATTCGCCTTTAGTGTAGTTGATAAAAGACACTGGGATTCGAAAATCAAATCCGGGCACCAAAAAGGTTCTTTGAATTTCAACTGATCCTGTAACGATATTGCCTGCTGTTCCGCCGCCAGTTCGATAAGTAATTCTAATTTCTGCTCCATCGTATGGAATTAGCCCTGCCTTTGATCCACCAAATAATACAAAACCATTGTAATCAGGATCAAAATCCACTCTAAATTCTCTGCGTTTTTCAGAGTCAGTGAAGTAATCTACTTTTTCCCATTCAATTCCGTCAATGAAAACACGAACAGAGTTCCAAATTACCGGCCCATATGTCAATGGAACAATTTGACTTACTGCTCCACTTCCTTGTGTTGTTTGATCTCTGCTTCTTCCTTCAAGTCCGACAACGCTTGTGTTTACGAAGTTGCCAGCAGAAATTTCTATGTTGTCATCAAAAATAGGATTGTTGTCTGAATCGGCAGGATACAACTCTATTGTTCTTGGCCCATCGTCTGTGGATATGTCAATTGTGACAGGCGTGGGAATAACCATGTCTGTTTCAAGCACATTGTTAATTGTAACCGACCATAAAGAACGTGCGGCAATTGGAGGTTGTGGAGTAAATCCTACCAACAAGCACAAGCGAAATGCATTATCTACTTCAGAAACTGTATCAATGAATATTTCGTTAGCAATTTGGTCAATTTTGAATGACAATGTGTCAGCTATGAATGCCCAGTTTTCAATGAGCATAACAGCTAAATCAGATTCGACAAAGTCATTAAAGCTATCTGCAAAGTTTGTCTTAATGTAACCAACCAGTCTGCTTTTCATAGACCAAAAATCTTGGTTGGTATAATTAGTGTTAATCAAATTTGGCGTTCTAACTAAATTTGATTCATCAAAGGGGGTTACATCAAATGGACAATTTTCCAACGGCATTATACTGCTCCCAACGGCACTTCTAGTACTAGAGAATCTATTTTGGTAATATCTTCTGGATCGACGATATCAATTTTGATGCCAAGAATAGCATCTAACTCATCTTGTGTATCATCTTTATTTAGATCATTTTTATTAAAGTTAGAAGTTACTTGAATTGCATCAACTACAACCCTTGGTTCCCATCTTTCGATAGATTCCACAATCATACCTCGTGCTTGCTGCTCAAGTGTAAAATCATTAGGCTCAAAGATTAATCTCCTTAAAGGAGTGCCAAATTCCGGCAACATAACTCTTTCTCCGGGATTTGTTAGAAGTAATTGCAATAAATCAGCTTTGATTTGATCAACACCGCTCTTTTGAGCCATGATTCCTCTTGGTGTTTTGACCAAGGGGTATTGCAAGCCTATGAATTTTTTATCTGCCATTTAAATTACCTCTATGACCCTGTTGCTGTTACAACACCGGCACCGGTGTCAATTTCTGTTTCTCCAAATTCATTGTCACATGGTGGACCTTCAGCACCCGCCATTGCTGACTCGTATTCACTGCAATCTCCCCCACTACAATCTGGTGGATCTTGACAAGGGTGATGACCTGAAGCAAAAACTCTTTCGCTAATAGCTTTTTCTGTCCAGTGTGTAATTCCTGTCAAAGGACAAATAACTGGACATCGAGCAATAATGACCGGATAAAGACAAGGGCCTTTGCAACGTTTGCCCTCTTGAGGTGGGCAGTCTCGACCAGCCATAAGCAAAATTTGTTTCTCTGCGAAGAATATATGTAGTTCTCCAGAATAACGAAAATGCACATCTTCTGTAGCTGTAATGAACATTTTTGACACATACGTGAATTTGTCTGATGGGTTTTTCTCTTTGTCTCCAACTAAAACAATATCCATGTCATATGTGCTTCTGATAGAATGCCCACCAGCTCTTAAGAAAATTACACCCGGCTCTCCTTGTGGACGACCCTGAAATCTCATGAAGTGAGGCCCACGTTCAATATTTGCTTTTGGATCAGCTCCGCTTCTTGCTTGTTGTGGATGTAATATCTGAATGTACTGACGTTCTGTTTGTTCCTGAGAGTTATCATCATTCCAACGAGTCTCAAGACCATAACCGGAAATCAATTGAACATAAGCTTGAGTCGCTTTAGCGACTGGTGTTCCACCTTCTTTTCTTGGTGGGCTACACTGTTCATTTAATTCATCAACCATATGAATTTCGTGTTTGCTTGTGCTCTCAAGATGAATTCCTCTTCTTGGTCCGGCATAGCAACTGTCAGAAGATTCCCCAGCAGGCAAAACTGTTTCATCATTCATTTCAATTTTGTTGCCGGTTGCAGTCAAAAGTTCAATTTTGTTTTGAACGCCTCGAAGCTCTGTTTCTTCTTCAATGTCATTCATCTCGAACTTATGACCAGTAGCGGTCTTCATTTCAATTTTGCCCAAGAACTTATCATTACATCCGAAATCAAAAGACTCTAATGAACGTTCCCAAATTGGAGTTTTTCTGGGCTCTTCAACTGAATCATCCATCAGGAAGCTTTGACCGCTAATTGAAATAAACTGAATGCCTGTTTGTGGTAAATCCAATTTGTTGTTTTGTGGCGTACCCGGACCTTTCACAGGTCTACATTCGTTTTGGTGTTTAAAGAATGGGTTTGCTCCTGATTGTGACCCTTCGTATTTTGTTCCTTTAGGTGTTCTTGGGTGACCACCCAAAATTCTTTCACAACTTTCTCCAGACTGCTGTGCACAATTGGGCTTACAAAGCTGTTCTCCTTCAATTGGATTTCCATGAACATCGGTCAGATAAGGGAATTGCCCACTGTGTTCTGAACATTGATTTACATCTCCACCAACACCACAATTTGGATGAGCCCATTGACCACCGTAATGCATGTGGTCATCTTTGAAAATCATGTAGTTTCCACGACTTGATTGAATTTCCAATCGTTTCCAGCGACGATTACATTTCGCATTGCCATCAACCATTTTCAACATATGTTTTTCTGGCGTTTTGAAACCATAGATGTTTGGATACGTTGTTCTTTTTTGTTCATTTGGGTCCAGAATAAATTCTGTAGTTGTATCGATGTCTCTACCATTATAACTCTCAGTATTCCATGGAGGATAAACTTGAGATTCGTCATTTGGGCCTACGGCATAACCTTTTCTGTGCCCTTGATAAACAGCTTCATATTCTCTGTTAGGAAACTGATTTAAGAGATCCCTACCACCCGGACCTCTGTCTCTGTGCCAAGTGGTGCCCAGATAATAAGGGGCATCTCTGTTGCCGTTGTCAAATATAATGCACAAAGTGCTTCCGGCAGGTGGCACCCAGTTTAAACCACTGTCATCAAAACCACCCATGGGATTGATTGGTGTAGCAAAAGGCAAAGAGAGAAAATTAGTTTCTGGATCATGTAATTTGGGATGATAGAACCTAACTCTGTTTTCTTTCCAAGGATCAATTGTTTCAATACAAAGAGCACGAGTCATTCCATCCAGACTTACAGTTTGAGTCTTTGATGGAAAAGCCCTTCGTTTTGTTTCTTGCAAAGTGGTCCCAAGATGAGTAACCATCATCTCAAGTTCTTCTATTCTTTTTTGTAACTGTTCAAGTACATTCATGTTCTATTCCTCACGGACAAGGTGGGGGCTGCCATGCACAAGGGTCTCCACCAAGTGTATTATCGATATCCAAATCTGTTCCCGGCATTGGTAGAAACAGGGAAAATGTTGTTGTGTAATTCCCATCTTCAATCTTGTGGGTAACCGCTTCTATCTCCCATGATCTATTAGTTAAAATTTCATTTCTTACATCTGGTTTCACTGTCCAATCACCACATTCGCCTCCATCTGATGGCAATAAGTGGAATGGATTTATGAAAACTATGCTTATGGTTTTATTATAGACTGAATTTTTTGGTCTTACATCCGGCTTTCCTATCACCACTAAATCTGCCTTGATAGGTTCAAAATTTAATTTCATAGCACGTAATTGTTCTGCTTGTGCCTCTGATGCTCTCTTTTCAGCTTCATCAGGATGTCTATCATTCAAATTTCTATCAGCAGCAGCAGACATTTCAGAACCTGCTTGTTTGTAAGGCTTATTTTCTCTTTTAAATGTTTTTGACCTTTTAACTCCGGGGTTTTTACCCTGAGTATCCTTAAGACCACCATCTATAGTTCTTCCCCCTTGTTGACCACCAGCAATTCCCAAAGAGAGAAAGTTTGATTTGATAGATGGGTTAAATTGTATTACAGCACTTTCTTTGCCGCCATTAACAATATACGTTCCTATACATCTTGTGTTTACGTTTTCCTGTTTATCTGAAGGGTGAGGTTTTGGGTCTTCCCAAAAGATGATTTCACCGCCTTCTATTCCACATGAATTATGTTGAGGAATCCATCCGTGTCCATTTTCTGTTGGGAATTTAACGAGCCAATCTTTAGCTGTGTTAAGTTTATCACGCAGATTCCCTTCCCAAACACCTCTAGGGCCTTTGAATTTATCTCCGTCATGATCCTCGAAACCAACAGGGCTAATTGTTTCTCCGTTGCTTTTTAAAAAGCTAACTGTTGACACATTAGGTGGGTATCTTGGATCAGTTAACAGTGTTCTAATTGCATCTGTGAGAAACATGCTGTTATTTCCATCTTCACCTTTAATTTCTTCAACTTGACCAGAGTTGGATATCATTGTGTGTCCAGTGTCCAAAGCTGTTATGGTATACATGAATTTACCGCCATCAAAGTTAGTTTCAACTTCAATGGGCGTCATGTAATATGTGCAACTTTCCAAAGGAATGCCGCCTGATTGACAAACTGAATTAACCCAGCCGAATTCAACAGACATAGAAGCTTGAGCCGCAGCACAAGCCAAGTCTTTCAACAAATTCTCCATGAAGATGGTGAAGTTACTCCCTTTTTGATCGTGAATGGCAATTCTACATTCATGACCATCAGAAAAACCAAATTCAAAAGACTTGATGACGGCTGTATTATCGGGTGGAGAAGATTGATTTCCAACTGTAATTGTTTTACCACCAGACAACAGTTCAATTCTAACCCATGGAGAAAGAACTTCTC